CACCGCATCGCAATCTTCTCCAACATGGTCATTTCCTTCGCGTTACAGGTACATCGCTTTGCGCACTCCGCGACAAACGGAGCACAATCCTTCGACACGACCAAACTCCCGGTCTCCGCAGGCTCCACACTTGCCGTATGATGCGAGCCACCGAATGCCTTTTGAAAAAGAGCCGCCGGACTGGCTCACTCGACGATTGCTCAGGCGGTGGACAACCCGCAATCCCCGTTTCAACTTGCTCCACACCCGACGGCTCATGGTTTTACGACCATCCAGACTAACAGCGAAATCAAGCAAAACACGACCGCCAGCGCAACCGCTCTGACGATTGATTCGTTATCATTTCCGCTCACGGCACCCTCAAAACTCCGGCCACCAACGCCAACCAAATGAGAGTCGCACCGATCACGTCAAGAGCCCACCAGAGGTATTCGGGATCGAGGTATTCGAAATCTCGGAGCTTCATTTCGCCGTCCCCCTGAATCGTGGACCACGCACCCGAGTCCCAGCCCACCTCCACCATGCTTCCCACGGGCTCATACGCCGCGCCCGCATCGCGCACCAGAACACCCAATGCACCTCCGAGCTCGGCCGCAGTTTGTCCACGCAAGCCACGTCGTGGATCACGCTGCCTTCCCTTCCCCGGCCAACGAACGGCGGTTGAATACGCCAGAGGAGCCGGGGGGAGGACATCCCATCGACGACGCGCCCGGTGGCGGCGCGCCAGATATGGCCGTTCGGATCGATGAACGCCACCGGCTTTGAAAGCCGCATGTCCCGCGCATTCGGCATCCAGTCGGCCTGGACGATGGGCAGCCACGGCTTTAGCGGCCGGAGCGTCATGGGATCGGCGAAGAAGCCGAAGGGGTGATCCTTGAGCAGCTTTGCAAATTGGGAATCTGCCATGCAGCCCCCCCCCTTTTTTTACCCACCGTAGTACGTGACGTTGATCTTGGCGCTCGCCCCTTCCTCGATGAATACGAGCGCTTCGAGGATGGCCCGGCCGACGAACCGCTTGGTCGCGAGGGCCTGGATTGCTTCGCCCACCGTGGCCGTAGGGGGGGTCCCGTCCATGCGGAAACGAACGTCCTTGTTGGCCGTCGGATCGGATTGGACGTCCGCGATCCACGCACCGGCAGGCACGGTCAACGTCTTCACCCCGCTCAGGCCGGTAAGCTGCTCGTAGCCCTTCGGGACGAGAGGGCCGTCGATTGTGAGTTCAGCCATGCTGAGTATTCCTTCCTAGCCGCCGTAGTAATGGACGTTTAGTTTGGCGCTCGCCCCTTCCTCGATGAACCGCAGCGCCTGGAGCAGGGCCCGGCCGATGAACCGTTGCGTCGTGGCCGATTGGATCGCCGCCCCTATGGCGGCCTCGGGGGCCGTACCGTCGGCGCGATACCGCACGTCGACGGCTGCCGTCGGGTCGGCCTGGATGTCGGCGATCCACGCACCGGCGGGCACGGTCAACCCTACCGACGCAACCAAGCTGGTGATCTGCTCATAGCCCAGCGGAACGAGGGGCGCCGGGAGCTTTATTTCCGCCATGTTCCTAGCTCCTCGTTAGCTGGAGGTTGTGCCGCGGATCAAGGACGTCGGCCGCAGGCAGAGATTGAGCGGATTCGACTGCGTCTCCATCTGGATTCCCTTGTCGAAGTCCATCATCCGCTGCTTGGCGTAGATCGGCAGCCCGATCGTGTTGACCGTCTCGACGTAGTTCGCCGGTGCGAAGTACGTGACGAACAGACCGGGCACACCCACCGGGAAGAATCGCGCTTCGGCCGCCGGGAAGAAAGTCACGCCGGAAACCGAGCCCCGGTACTCCTCGAAGATGATGTTCCCGAACTTGAAGCCGGTGCGGACGTCCGTCCGCAACAGCTCCCCCTGCTGGTACAACTCGTACGCCTTCTTGACCGCGTCGTGTTCGATGAACTTGTCGAACCACGTCGCACCGCAGAAAGCGTGGATGTACGTGTAGGGCGAGGCACCTAGCGCGGTTTCCATCGCGCGGATGACCTCGACGCACTTGTTGCGGACCTTCGTCGTCGAGCTGCCGAGATCGAAGTCGATCGACGTCGGGGTCGTTCCGAACTCGGCATGGAGATCGCAGACCACGTCCGCGCCGTCGGCATCGAGGATCACACCTTGCAGCGCGCCGATCCGGTGATACTCCAGTGTGGCCGCGTGGTCCCCCCGCATGGCCAAGAGACGATCGTTCACTACGGACATGATCGCTTCAGTCTGGTCCGTCGAGCCGAATGCGCGAACATTCTGCACATCATCGGCCATGATCGTGTCGGGGTACGGGATATGAGGGATCGCGATGGACCGCACCTTCCGCTTCGGCCTCGCACCGATCACCCCCGCCTCCCCGCGTCGCCGAGTCGGCAGAAGGGCCAGTAGACCTTCTCGCTCCTCGACCATCACGGACGTGGTAGTCACACCCCGGGTCTGGAACAACCCCATCTGATCGATTCGAGCCGGCTTGTACGGCTGCTTGTTGACCCAGTCGGTCAACGATTTTACCGTATAGGCGTCGCCGTTGAACACGTCGAGCACGGAGCCCATAACGCTACCTCCAAAAAAGGGGGCCGCACGTTCCTACGTGCAGCCCCCCAAAGGCAGCGACGTTTGGGGCGTCTGGCCGGTAATTACTCCGGCTTCTCGCCCTAGTTGACCGCCACGTAAGCGCGGCGGCCCCGGGTTCAGTCCTACGTTGTCTGCTTCGTGTACGTCGGCTCGGTCATCGTCTGGATGTCCAAGGCCGCCAGCGCGGCCAGCGCGTTCGCCTCCGTCCGCGCATTGAAATCGAGCTGGTTGTAATCGACGATCGCCGGACCGCGGATCAGGAACAACCCATTGGCGCCCTTGCCCACGGTGGTGCGGGCTTCCACTGCGGTGGGCGGCCCACCCGTGAGTAACGCAATGTCGGCCGACACAATCCGCTGCGGCTCGCCCGCATAGTTGGCACCGGAAAACGTGATCGTGATCGTGTCGTCCGGCAGCGGCGTGGCGATCAAGGAAACTGCCACGGCACTCACCCCAAGCACGGCGTTGATCGCCGCCAGGACAACCGAATCCGCCGCGTTGTAGGCGATGGTCCCCGTGGTAACCTCGACGCCCGTGTAATGAAGGAACGTCAGGGTAAACGTCCCCCCCGTGGGTGTCCCAGCCATCACGACCGTTTGAACTTCGTCGACCGCCGTGATCGTCTCCAGGCAAACCGAATCGGCAAGTCCGCCGGAGGAGTGCCCTGCCGTGGTCCGGGACTCCACTGCGGTGGGAGCACCACCGGTGAGCAGGCTGATGTCCGAAACGATCATCGGGTAGCCTAGTCCGGCGAAGCCGGTACCGGAGTAGGTGAACGTGATCGTCTGGTCGGGGAGAGTTGTACCCGTGGCGACGATGCCGGTAGCAACCCCAGTCGCAACATCCAGGGCCGTCGAAATCGTGGCCGCGCTGGCGCTATGCGCGAGGGCCGTCGTCGGCACCATCACCCCGTCGGTATTTTGAACCCAGAGGACGAACGTGCCACCGGTGGGTGCCCCACCGAACACGATCGACTGCACCTCGTTCACGGCCGCCGTAAGCTTGACCTTCTCGGTCCCACTGAACTCGCACACGTCACCCGGCGAAAGCGATTGCGCGGTAGCGATCGGCTTGGCCGATCGGCAAAGGGCCGGGTTCACCTCGTACTTGAGGATGTCCCCCAGCCGCTTGAGTTCTGACAAAACCGTTGTCATCGAAACGTCTCCCTAGTACTAAGAGCCCAGTTGCTGCTTACTGCGCTCGATTTGTTTGTCGATCAGCTTCTGTGTTTCGCCGGCGTCCCCCCGCGAAAGCCGCAAGGTCTGGGGCCCCGACTTCTCGCCCAGCTCGACCGGGTCGTTCTCGGCCAGCGCGTTGACCAGGGCGTCGAAGTTGTCGCCGCCGCGGGACAAGGACAGGGCGAGCGGCTCCGCATCGACGTACTGGGCTGCGAGCTTGTCGCGGACGGCCGGGGTGATCCTCGCCGCCTCGACCAGCGCGTCCAGCTTCATCCGCCGGTTCTCGGACGCCAGGGACAGGAGCGTCGGATCGACCACCGGGGGGTCGGCAGTCGCAGGCGCCGGATCGGGCTTCTTCTTGCCCACCTCGGCCACCTGCTTCTTCAAGTCGCCGACGTGCGCCAGGAGCAGTTCAGGGGCGGTCTCCTCGGTCAGCTCGGCCTTGAGCTCGAGGTCGGTCCCCAGTTTCTTCCAATCGAAGGCCATGGTGGATGGCTCCTGTGTCAACGTGTAGGCCGCTGCCAACGATTCCCATTTCTTGAGACCGGGGATCACTGGAACCGGCGTGATGGCGATATGACGAATGGGGTGCTTGTAGACGTTGCCGCGGGCGTCGGTGAACTCGGGCGGAACGAACAGGCTCACGTCGTTCGACTCGGCGATCCGTGGGGCGTCGTCGCCGATAAGACTGAAGATACCCACCAGGGCATCACCATCGACGAGTAACTCGTCAACGTTCCCCAGCGTCTTCTCGGGGTTGTCCTCGTTCTCGTGCTTCAGCGGGACGGTCACACCCACGCCGTTCTCACGCATCCGGGCGAACGTCGCAGCCCAGTGGGCCAGAGTCTTGGGCGTCACGGAAAACTTCTGACCCGTGTCCGGGTGGACGTAATCGCCGATGCGAATCACTTCCTTGCGGTAGCGGTGAATCGGGGTACCACCCAACCTGATGGGCTTGCTGTCGAGCGACACAAAACTCGTCGTCCCCGGGGCGTACAGGATGAGCGGCTTGGTGTGCGAAGCGGGCTTTGTGGGCTTCAACATCCACTGCAAGAGCACGTCCCCCAGATCCCTGGCAAACTTCCCTGCCCCGCCCTTCCGGCGCATTTCCTTCAGCGCCCCGTTGGCCGCCTCGATCGACCGCTCTTCGGCCTCCTCTCGGGGATTGCCTTTCAACTCGGCCCGCAGCGCGCGGTTGGCGACGCGCACCCACATCCGGGCCTCGCCATCCGAGCGAATGCGGGGGTTCTTCTGCCGGGCGTCTTTCACGGTCCAGGGCATTAGAGCACACTCCCCGTCAACACGCCAAACCGGAACTCGGAGTTCTCGGCCACGCCGTTGGAATACCGAACCTTCGCCGCCGCGTTGCCGGTGATCGGCCGCGTGTACGGCCAGGTGTCGACCCACGGTAGCAGCTCGTTGGCCGGTAGCTCCTGGGCCCAGAGCGAGGCGTCGGCAACGTCGAGAAACTCGAAGTGTCCGCGCTTTTTCATCCAGAGAGCTAGCTCCACCATATCGTCACCGTCGAATGACACGGGCTTCTCGATCCGCTCATCCGCCAGCACGGCCGTGTCCTGGGCCGGCATCACGTCGCCGCCGCTATCATTGGCCAGCGTGTCGGTGAACGTGACGACCAGCTCGTCAACGACCGTCACCAGGGACCAGTAGCGGACGCCCGCCGCCCAGTAGATGTCGATCAGGTCGTCGACCAGGAGGCCGTGGGCAGAGGTGAACGTGATCACGCCGCTGTCGTCTCCGCCCCGCGTGGTCAGGGAGCCGGCGACGGCAGCCGGGATCGTCCACGGCCCGTAGCCCTCGCCGGAGTCGTAAGCCCGGGTGATCTTCGAGCCGGATATCGACAGCCCCGCGATGGTCACCGCAAGATCGAGCACGCCGTTCATATCGTTCACTCCCCAAAAAGGAAACCCGCACCGACACCCCGAGCCCTGTTCAAAAGAGGCTCGGGACGCGGGCGCGGGTTCTTCCTCGTCAGCCGTTGTCCCTAGTCGACGTTATTACTGTTCTCGTCTACGCCATCGGTTCCCTCGCTGTGCCGTTCGACCTGCTTCGCCAAGCCGTCTCGATACCGTATGCCAACCCGTACCCATCCCCATGTGTGATCGTCGGCGGCTCTCGCGGCCAGCTCGTCCAGCCGCTGGTGGGCCAGGGCCAGTACGGTAGCGTTCCGTCCGGAATTGTAAGGCTGCTGATCGTCCATGTCAACTGGATTCCTGAACCCCCTTGGCACACGACAACGCCCAATTGTACTGCCGGATCATTCGGCGGAGCCGTTCGGATAACGCCCGCCGGGGCACCTTGCCCCCTGTAATTGGCAGCCACCAGAGCCAGAAGTCTCCGTCTTCGTGCCAGTGCGTACCCCATGCCGGCTCCAGCCACGAGGCCACAGGCTCGACAATCTCCCGAGGGAAACCGAAGTGGTAGCGGTAGGCCCCGCGCGTGTGACGGCTTCGGTATAGCCGCAAGGGCAACCCCCTGGGCAGCAGCCCATCCACCTGCTTGACCATCTCCAGGTCCGGGAACATGGCTCACCCTGTCAAAACGGGACGGCCGAAACGTCCTCGATTGCATCAAGTGCAAGGACAGCGCCGCGCGTCTGCTGGCTCGTGTAGACCAGCTCGACGCCGTCCCTCACCAGGTCGATCTTTTGCGGCTGCACCACGCGGGGCTTGCTCAATAGGTCCCACAGGTTTGCCGTTAGATCACCAGAAAAGCCGTCTGGATCACCCAGCTCTAACTCCGGGTGTTGCCTCGCCAGTTCGGGAGCCCATACGTCGAGCTGCCCGACCCGCGCCCCTGTTTTCCCGCCGATAGCCTGGCCGGACGAATAGTCGAATCCCTCATTCTCCAGCCTGCGGACAGTTGACGAGGGCAACCCGGTCAGCTTGTGGGCCGCCGCCTTCGCCGTCTGAATCTCTCGGACAACCGCGGCCCTTTCTATGTACAGATAATCCACGGCCTCCGACAGGTGCCCCGGATCGACGCCCCACTCTGCGGCCTCCGCATGGATCGCTTGCCCGAGGCCGGACCGGGTACTGACCTCCGGGGCAACCGGGACGGGCTGCTTGGCGGGCTTCGGCTTTGCTCCTATGCGGGGCCCCACCCCTGGCCGCAGACTCGCCCCGTCGCCCCCCAGTA